TTAGACTTTTTTCAAATACTTTCTAGCAACCCAACCACTAGGAATCTTTGCCCAATCTCCATCGAATTGAGATACAGTGACACGAGTACCGTAATTAAGACATCCGTCCTTATCGTAATCGTGAGCCTTAGCGTTCTTAGTTAATTCCTCATATGTCTTTCTTCTACAGTTAGCCCCTGGTCCTGTTCTGACACTTAAATCACTAGCAGTAATCATATAAGTACCTAAAGTGCTAGATGCATTGCTATGTGGCTTAGGTGTAGGAGTTTCAACGTGGTGTTCATTGACGCTCTTATTTAAAATGCCTTCTACAATTGCCTTTGCACACTTTTCAGCGTTCCAATGAGCCCTATCTGTGGCATTGTCAACAAAGCAGCACTCAACAAGTAGTGCTGGAGAATTAGTCTTTCTCAACACATATAACTTTGTAGATGTTTTAACACCTCTATTTCTAATACCTAGGGTGTTAGAAATGTTCTTGGCGATTCTTTCAGCTTCATCTTTGGCTTTTGATTTGTCGCTATAGACATATACCTCTGTACCTGTTCCGCCTCCAGCGTTGAGATGAATAGAGACATCTAAGTTAACCTTATGATCATTACACTTACTTACAATTGCTTTTAGGTTAGAATTCTGGTCTTTTCCGTTATCATCTGTACAGTCATAGACTGTGTGTCCTTCATTTCTTAATAATTCAATGACCTTGTTCTTGACTGCTCTGTCTTCGCTGACTTCATCAAGTAAACCACTTGCTCCACGACATTTTAAACTATGTCCACCATGTACGTTAATAATCATACTTTATACCTTCTTTCTTATAATTCAATTCCTTCAATCTCTGCTCTAATCTTTAGAATGCGAATATAATTTCCTAAAAATTTCTTCTGCTCCTTGAGTAACTCAAGCGAACATTTAGGAGTGAAAGTCAAAGTATTAGCCTCATACTTGACTGTCATATCATCTAACTTATCGTATCTGATTTTTGCCTGCCAGTACTCAGCCTTGAATCTATCCTTATAATCAGAACTATTCATAAGTTCTACAGTGTCTTGTAATTCCATTATTAATCCTCCACCTTAATACATCTGTTTTCTAATTTATGATAGGCATCAAAGTATAATTCTTTTTTGTCTCCATTATAAGTTGCTTCAAAATACATACCGTCTGAAAGTGTAGTTGATAACAGCGCCTTGTTGTTTTGAAGTGTCTTACACACCCATACCACATAAATATCAAAATCCTGTGGATCTTCTAGATGTTCATCTGTATATCTTCTTACTTCTTCAGTTGCAATCTTTAAAAATTCATCATTACCCATTGTTATTCTCCTTTGTTAATTGCGTTTTCTGCCACTTCTAAGCCTTTAGTTAAAACAGATGGTACGTTATCCCCAGCTTCCACAAAGTTTTCTAAGATGCTTCTTAATTCATTGATAATGAGAGATGCTAATGTAAACCATCCAACATAAGTTGTGATAGTCAAATCGATGTTAATTGTCTGTCCAATCTCAATGAAAATAGAAGATGCAAGAAATGCGACTAGCACCATGAGCCAGTAACCTAACTTTTTCCATACACCTCTGACTCCTTTAGCGGAATTTTCTTTGCCTGTTAATCTAGACTTTCTAATTCCTGTGATGTAGTCAATGATGTTTAATGTCAAAAAGCCTACGAATAAAAACCAATGTGTGCCTAATGCAGCAGTCAATACTGCTACAATAGTGCCTCCGATTGCGTTAATAGTGTCCATGTACTTTAATGATGTGTCGTATAATTTCATATTTTCTTCTCCTTTTTAAGCATATGAGTACATAAATGTGCCACAAATATAAACGTTGTATACATTATTCTTTAACGAAGTTAAAGTAAAATTGCCTTTTGTTATATCGTTGGTTATAGGATAATATCTGATTACTAGTCCGGCGTCCGCAGCACTGTTTGGTACAGGAATAAAAATGTTGCCTTTTGGTTTTTTATCGGTAGGAAATCCTGTCCACATGTACCCCATAGTATTGCCTCTGATTGTGGCGTTTACTACACCATCCCAGTTTATTTCGCAGAGTTTCAATCCGTCGTTATATCGGCATTTCAGTGTGATACCACATGCATTAGTTCCACAAGAGATCCAATCAGACCAGCCAATAACTCTATGCTGTATCTTCTTATCCGTGAGCACGGGCACCCATGTATCTACTTGATTCTCTGTATCAAAATCAAATACATACCCATTAAATGACTGCGCTTCAAGAGGCATATCCACCTTTAACTTACCACTCTCTGCCTTGCATCCAACTCCAATTCCTCTGCCATCAGCCGAAAAATCAAGCAGTTTAAATGAAGGAGCGATAGCAGCATAAGATGCAACACCATCTGTAGTGAAGCAATCCTTCACAAGCACTCTGAAAGAATAGGCATTGTCTGCGCTGAACTTGCCAGCAGATGATATATATACCTTGTTCTCGCCACTGTATGAATCTGTATAAGTTGCAAGAGTAGTCCATGTTTCACCATTTTTATACTGGATCATGACAGACTTATCATTTTTATTTGCAACTGGTGCGATTGAAAATGAATAAGTAATCTTAACCGCCGTACCTTCATCGTCAGCCTTATTAGATGTCACATTCCAACGCTGTGCAGTTACATTCTTGACTGCTGGTGACCACCACTCTGTAACACTAATGTTTTTAGACAGTGTAGCCTTCTGACCTCTCGAATCTGTAACCGTTGATTTAAGAACAACTGTACCAGAAGACTTGAGTGGCTGTGTCGTAAAGAAACTGTTTGGGCCAGGTATGATCTGTCCATCAATCTCATTGTAATAGTAAGTAATTGAAGCACCGTTCTTCGCCGTTGCTGTTACATTACATTTGACTTTCGAAACGCCCTGTATAATTGTTGATGCTCCGAATCTTTTTGCGATTGCAGCATCTTCATTTGTGTATGTGATTCCTGTTACAGTTGGCTCATAGCCCGATGGCAGTACTAAATCCAATCGGCAGTAGTTAGTACCGATGTACTTTCCGGCACGATTGTATGTATCTACTCTGAAACAAATATAGAACTGTGAAGCATTGGGCATCTTATTAATCAATGAAGTTGGAACTGTCCATCTGAATTCATCATTCCACTGATTATCAGCAATCTGTTCAGTTTTATCATAAAAGCTGTACGTGATTACGTGCCCAAAATCAGATGACGCTCTAGGTGTCTTGATTGTGACACTGTTGCCAAAATATACAGATGTTGGAGAACAGTATGGCTTAGTCGCTCTAGGAATGACGTCGCAGTCGATACCACCCGAAGCAGATACACTGCCTACATAATTACCTGAAAGAGTTACTTTCAATTCCTGTGAGAATGAGAAATCAAAATGCTTGTCACCGTTGCTGTCATGAGGAATCTTGATATTCGTAACGGTAGCAAGTGTTTTTGTTCCACTACCTCCGATAGTCACTCCACCAGACCATAACAGTACGCCATTAGCCCACATAGAGCCGTATTTAGTAGCGTTTGAGTTGATATTCCACTTATAGTATTTAGTTAGTGTAGCAGTCCATAAATCATAGTTTCCGTCAACATTGACACCTGTTCGTGTCATTGTCATTGTGACATTACCATTGCCGCCACCAAACGAAGCACTGCATGTTGCATATGTTGCCATCAGTCACCACCTACTTTCTTAAAGGTTAAAGATCCATCGCGGTTAACAATGAATCCGAAGTTTCCGATTCTTAGTGAACTAGAAACTTCGATGTTTGAGTTATACATTCTGTTATTAGCAAAATACGCTACTTCATCATTGTTCTGAAGAATAGAGTACTTGCTGTTTGTCTGTTTGGTTTTGAATTCAGATTCCTGCTTACCTATCTCTATGCCGTCTGCATTGAATCTGATATAAGTATTCAGCTGAGTCTGATTGTTTGATACAGTATCAGAAAGAGAACTAAAGTCTTCTTTCTTTACGAATCCCATCTGAATGCTTTCCGTTGTCTGCTGAATAGTAGATACAGTAGAAGCAAGGTTTGCACCGTCAGAGGCACTGTAATAATTCTCTGATACTGTCTGTAAGATGGATGCCTTTGTCTGTTCTATAGACGAAGAAACATTCTTAGTTGCCTGCTGCAGCTGATTGTTCATATTGTTTATTCTGTTGTCGTAATCATCAATGATTGACTTTAGGTCATTTGCAAGCACTGGGGTGGTCGTTGTATATGTTCCATCATCCCATAATATCTTCGACCTAACCCAGTAATAATGCTTGTCAATGTAGTCATCGGGAACGCTTTTCCACCCGTTACTGCTTGCATCGGGCATTTCCGTTGCTGAATCTGATAAGTAATACTCCGGAGTGATTGAGCGAATTCCCTGCCCGTCCTCGCCATCATTAACTCTCACGAGGGTCATGCTAGCCGATGCCTTAACCATATAATTAACCTTCTAGCTGAGCGCTGAATGTTGCCTTGTTTGTGATATCACCTGCACCGATTGTGTATGTCGCACCTGTTGCTACTGCGGTAGTTCCGCCGTCCTTGTACCACTTGATGGTTCCTAATGCAGATAACGCAGAACCTGTCACTTCAACTCCACCCTTGTAGACATGAGCAGTTAAAGTTGTAGCGATAGCAGTGTTCTTGAAGATTGTTCCACCGCTTGAAGTGATTGCCATTGTGATAGCATCCTTACCATTAGTTCCGTTGATTCCATTTGTACCTTTATAAGAAACTGAATATGATTCAGTAGACTTACCATCCGAATAGTTTACAACAGTCTTTGTCCATAAGTACTGACCATTTGCCACGCTAGGCACTGTAGTACTCCAAGTTCCTGTTGGAGGAGTAGTGCCGCTTGTGCCTGCCTGGTATGTTACAGATGTTGAACTTACAGTAACGCTTGTACCGTTTAAACCATTTGAGCCGTTTGTACCCTTGTAAGAGACTGAGTAGGCTTCTGTTGATTTGCCATCAGAATACCTAACTACTGTCTTAGTCCAAAGGAACTGACTATTAGGTACATTTGGAACAGTAGCGCTCCATTCACCTGTTGGCTTAGTAGTTCCACTTGCACCGACCTGGTAAGTTACAGAAGTAGAACTTACGGTAACACTTGTACCATTCTGACCTGTCTGACCCTTGAATGCGATTGAGTAACTGAATGTCTTGTTGATTGTGATATCACCATTCACAACAATAGGAATAGTGACAGTACCACTCTTAGTTAATGCAGATGTTGCAGTAACTGTGATTGTTGGCATTGGTGACTTACCGTCAGACACTGCTGAAATTCCTGTAGGACATGTGATAGTTCCTACAGTACATGGAACCTGTTCACTACCACATAATGCCATTACCTGTGTAGTAGTTGTCTGTGTACCATTTACAGAAGTAGTAGTGCCTAAAAATGTGTGGCTATCACTTGTCAATACGACGGAATATCCATCGGTTAAGTCAATTACATCAATTTGATTTACAGCCTTAATTGCCATAATTTTCCTCCTAAATGTTTAATTCGCAGTTGAATACTGCCTTGAATTTAATGTCTTTCGCTGAGATGGTAAACATGAACCCATTATCGTTGAGTCTTGAATCATCTAACGGGATCTTGCTGAATTCTGTCTCTCCGTGCCTTTTAATGAGCCACTGCAGATATGCATTATCTCCAAATGTTTCTCTCAATTTTGAAGAGTTATCAATCACAACTCCGCCCACATAGATATTCACTGTGAATATAGTTGCCACATCACTGTTCTTGAATGTCGTGCCGTTTGATGATTCTATACACAATAATATAGAATCCTCGCCTTTTGCACCTGTTATACATACTGGTGTACTGTATGTGACAGTATTGTTGATCGTCGTAGCTGTTCTCTGCCATATATAGAATCCAGGACGCCATGTCGGTGCAGTCTCTGACCAACCTGTTTCTGGTGGTGTAGCTCCATCTGTTGAACTAGCATACTCACAAACAAACTTCTTAACTGAACCCTGTGCCTGTTTGATTGCTTCTCCTGCCTTTTCTTCAACTTCTGAAACCCTTAGTGATATCTTCTCATTGGACAGGCTTAATTGCGCCATCTTGTCATTGATGCCTTCCTGTTCCTTTGCGATTATATCTAGTTTCAATGATTCCTGGTCCTGTTTGACCTGCAGCTTTCTGATTCGTGTTGTATTAGATACACGATTCACTGTCTTTTCTTCATTCTTTGTTGTCACACTGCCGTCAACCGTAGACATAGAGAACTGTCCACCTTTGTAATTGACAGTTAGATCCGATACAAAGAAAGTGAATTCATTATTGTTATAATTGACAAGAGCACCGGGAAGAAGGTTATCAATCGATATCATTGTGACATTCTTCACCTGGTTGAAAGTCAATCCTTTAAGTCTGTCATAGATGCTGTCTATAATGCTCTGTTCATCTGCATATAGATTTGCTGAATCAATAAATAGCGTATTTCCTGTCTCGTCGCCTTTAGAAAGAGGATTGAGACCATTTTCAGCATATACTCTTGTGAGTGTATACACTTCATTCTTCTCATAATCTGTTAAATCCTGTGTAGTTGCAAATGCAGTCTTTTCAATTGGAACAAATCTAATAGAATCAATTCCCTTTGCATAGACATTAGCCCCAAACAGTTCAGCAATCCACCCAAGATAGTTTCTTATCACAATCGTGTTATCATACCATGATACGCTCTTATCAAGAACGTACTGCGGTATTCCTTCACGAATAATAGAAAGACCAGTCAGACTTTCAATCTCGTCTAGCTGGTCTTTTATAGTGACAGGATAAGACAGTTTAGTATCGTATGCCTTGTCAAGAGAATAGTTGTTGTCATACATCTTGAGAGTGAGTTCCTTGGTGTACTTCTCCGGCTGGTCATACACCTTGAAGTATCTTGTATCAGATGCATCATTCTCCTTGACTTCCCAGTACTTGCTGATGTCGATATTGTCAAGAATGCCGTCATAGTTATCGAACTTCATTGTCAGTTCAATTGATGGCACGTTACCTATCATACGGTAGTCAGCAAAAGAGACAGACATCTTATAATCAAGAAGTCTGTCCGTTACATTTGTCTCTCCATATTTTATAAGCATATGATCACACCTCAATCAGAGAGAAAGAGAATGAATCTGCCTTTAGACCAGACTGCACTCTCTTATAATTATACTTCTTATTTGAAGCATACATCTTCCTGGTTCCTCTGATACCATGATCAGGAATGTAGAGTTCTGCCGTGAACTCTGCCGGAGTGAGTACCTTCAAAATATTCATTACATCTGTAAATGTATTCAACTTATATGTACATGTAATCTTAAGCATGTTAGAACGTATTCTATTTCTTCTTAAGATGCCTGTTGAGACAGGTCTGACACTATCCGAATCTAGATCATTGATTTCTACGCTAATCTCTGAAGGAGTCGGAATAAGTGTTCCGTTTATCTTGATTTTCGCTTCATCTGCCATTTATTCCACCCCCTAATAGTCAAATACAGGCTTGCCTGTGCGTGCTTCATAATCCTTGATATTGTCAATCACCATCTTTGTGATTACTCTACCGTCATCAAGTACTAATTTAATGACATAGGTAGCGCCTGTGCCGTCATTCTGAGGAAGTGATAATCTTTCTGAAATCTTTTCAGCAATCATATCAAGTCCCTGTGTGTTTCTCTGTAATGGTATTACTGCTTCTGTTCCTGCTTCACCAATATTGGCAATAGTGGATGCACTTACGATACCACCTTTTGCGAGTCTAGGAATCCTAGGAATTGAGAATCCTTTTCCACCGACTCCAGGAACCCAGTCAGGAATCTTTATCTTGCCGATACCGCTTAAGAATTTATTGATTCCATCAATCATGAAATTCAATGGAGCCTTGAAGATGTGGCTTAATCCAGAAACAATACTTTCAAATATCTGTCTAACACCAAACCATGCTCTTCTCCAGTTGCCTGAGAATACACCACTGATAAAGCTAGTAAGACCCAAGAAAACAACTTCCAATGAATTAATGATAGGGCCCACGTAGTCTCTGAACGCCTTGACGGCATTCTTAACCGTTTCAAACACATTCTTCCATTTGAAACCGAAAGTTCCTTCCATCCATTCACCTAGATTACGGAAGAATTCTCTGATATTGTTGACTCTTTCGCAGATTGTTTTGTCTGCGCGTTCAATAATTCCTCTAATTGCAGCAAATACCATATCGAATGTACCTCTCAATAGTGTTAAGGCCAATTCGAATATAGGTCCTAGAATATCAAGAATCGTACTGAATATAGGCGTAGCAAACTTAAGAAAATCACTTAATAACCCCATTATGCTCTGGAATACATTCTCCCATGCGTTCCACAACGGCTTGAGAACATCGTCCACAAAATCCATGATGATTTTACCAACTGTATCAATGATAGGTGCAACAATATTTAGAAATACCTTCTGAACAATAGTGGCGATATTTCCTAGAATGCTTACTATGTCATCTCTGAAGCTCTTACTCTTCTGCCATAAGTCTACCACTGTAGCAATGACTGCCCCTATGATGACATTTACAGGGTTCACTGCCATTACAATAGATGCAAAAATCTGTGGAAGAATTCCAAATGCACCGCTCAATGCAGTTGCAAGTGATGCCCAACCTGAAAATACTCCCACTGCAAGCTGTATCTGTGTGATAACAGTGCCAAGAATTCCGGCAAGAGTAGAAAACAATGATAATCCAGCAATAGCGGAAAGAATGCCAAGAATAAGACCTACATTATCTGCTATGAAAGAGAATAGCCCATCAATGATACTAAGAACCACATTCACTGCACCTAGTACTACAGTCCAGTCAATCGCTTTAGTTATATCTCTCACAATTTTCAGAATCTCATTGATGATCTTCAATATAGAGTTAAACATATTCCATAAATGCTGGATGATTGAATCACCTAGGCCTGCAGTGTTCCATGCATCGGCCAATCCTTGAGAGATATTGCCAATTATCTTGAAGATGTTAGTGAATATCTTCAATATCAGTTCAACAGTCTTTGCGCCCGTGCCGTTTTCCCACACTGTATACATTGACTTGCCGATTTCCATAAGAAGATTCTTGACACCATTAAATGCATATACTGCAGCTGCAATCATCGGCGCACCAAACTTATCCCATGACTGCTTTAATGGCTGGAAGAATTCCGCAACCTTCTTCTTGATTTCTTCTAACTGCTTGTCTACTTCTTCAAGAAGCCCTTTCTGTTCTTCTGCACCACTGTCATCCATGCTGAATCCGCCGATATCACCGCCGGAACCACCAACACCGCCCGAACCACCTGAGCCACCTGAAGATGGATCACTTGAACCATTGCTTGAATTGATGTTATTGATTGCATCGAATCCAGCAAGAGCTCCTTTCAATTCCTTCTTAAGCTTAGAAGCATTACCTGCCGCCTTTTTTAATCCTCTTCCTGTTCCGCTTGCGCCTTTAGAAAGCTTCTGCGAACTGTCGGAAGCATCGTTCATTTTCTTTGCAAGAGCCCCTGTGTTTCCTGCTGCCTTCTTAGCATTGTTTGACACTCCACCAAAAGAAGAACTCAACTTCTTTGACTTGCCGCCAAACAGTGCCGTCAGATACCCAACGGCGACCATAACAACTTTAGTGAATGCAACAACATATGGGACGCATGAGTTAATTGCCTTTGCAATATTAGTAAAGAATCCAGCAATATTAGACTGCCCGATTGTATTCATTACTTCGGACATACATCTAACAATAGCTGTTCTCATATTAGCGATTGATGTAGAAATTCCACCTGTCGCATTTCTTGCCTGTTCCTCAAATGACTGATAGCCGTTAATGCCCTGAGTGTTTAACTGCATAAGAGTATTCATGAACTGGTCCATAGATACAGTTCCGTTTCTTAATGCCTCGCCTAATGCTGAAGCATTGACAAAACCCATGGCCTCAGCCACCTGTTTCATCTGTGCAGGCATTGCAGTCATCGCTGAACGCCATTCAAACATATCAGGTTTACCCTTAGCATATGACTGTGACAACTGTTCAAGTGCTGATTTCTGTATCTCAGAGCTTGCACCACCTGCTAGAATAGCATTATTAAGTGCAAGGAACATATCTGTTGATCTAGAGATGTTACTATTTACTGATGTGAATCTCTGTACTGCGCCTGATGCATCATCCAAGGTTGTTGGAAGTCCAATAAGCTTATTGCTTAGTTTCTGTACAGATGCATTCGCTTGAACACTGCCAACGCCTAGATTCGACATCACACGGCTATAATTGCTAAGAGTATCAACTCTCTTGATTGCAGCATCAACATTCCCTAATATCGTTGACTTAATCAGAGAAGCAATACCAAGACCCGCCACAATATTGCGGATACTCTTGAATGAATTGCCAATTGAGCCTGTGACCTTATCAACATGATTCTTTAGGCCGGTGACTTCATTCTTCACGCTGTTCAGTTCTGATTTCGCTGATTTCGTCTGTGCAGATATTACTATCTGCAGTTCCTCTACCGTCATTCTGCATCACCGCCTTTCTTTTTCTTAGTGCTTTATTATGTCTTCTACTGAAGGCAATACGAGAAGATCTAGCGCTTGCAATCTCTTTTCTTTCCTTCTCTTTTTCAAACTCTTTCTTATCCTCTTCAAAAAGTGAAGGATAGAAGTCCCACAATTGTGCAGGAGTGAATGAATCATCCTTGCCGTTAAGGACAGCAGAAATACAATCCCTTATCTGAAGAGCCTGTATCTGAAGAGATATCGCTTCCTGTCGCACCATTTCTTTTTTCTTTCTTTCATGCGCTGAAATAATATCGTATAGCTCATCTAACGAATAATTCCAAAATGAAAAGGGGTCTACTCCAGCATCAAGCGCTGGATCATAGACCGCCTTGTATATGTAATCTGTAATCAGGATATCTTCTAGAGATTCTTCTTGGCTTCCGCCATTTCCTTTTCCATTTTCGTTTCGAGAGCCCCAGAGAAAAAACCCGATACCTGGAACAATGGAATAAGAACATCACTAAGGAACTCTGTCTGTGAGCCACCTTCATCGATGTATCTATCAAACATATCATTCACATCGCTTCTGTCGATGTTGCTGTTGAATTTCTGAAGACCACCATGTGTGATGTCCAGCATAGTGCATAATGGTGTCATGCCTGTTTCTGTATTAAGAAGGTTGATAAGACTTCCACCATACATCTGTTCTAGTCTAGAGATTTCTCCTGTTGTCAGTTTTAATTTGTATTCTTCTTCACCGATTTTCCAAATAATGAACGGTTTTCTTTTTGCTTTTTCTACCATTTATCTATATCTTCCTTTCTATGCTGCTGCTTCTGCTGGATCAGTAATAGTGAGTTCAGACTGTAATGCGATTGCAACAGTAAATTCAATAGCATCATTGACACCACCGCCCGCTCTTTTAACAGTGACCTGTCCTGAGAATGTAGTTGTAGTGCCGTCCTTCAATGTTTCCTTGAACATTGCGGTAGCCCCTGTTTTTTCTAGTTCCCTCATTAATCTGTATGAAGATGTTGCTTTGCTGTTGTCATACTTGAATGTATATTCAAGGTCTCCAGGGTCTCCGATACCAAACTCATAGACCTTAACTGTATCATCAAGTGAAGAGTTTTCAACTTTTTCTTTTTCAATACCCATGTCAGGAATCTTCTTCAACCCTGGAAGGTCAGTGAAAGTAGTTCCCTTGTTTGTCTTGTCATAAGATAATTTAGCGCCATTTGCTAGCATTATATAATTCCTCCTTATCAGTTACATACCGTGATAGATGTAATCACTATCATAAAATGCTTCATAACTCATTTTCTTGTGTCTAAGTCCTGATGCATCATCAATATCTCTGCATGATACTCTCTTTAGCCCCATTGCTGATAATGCCTTATCAACTTTCAAGGCTGTACCTGATGTACTCTTAGTATCCCAGATTTCGATTCTGTAAAGGACATGTGATGTCTGCTCCTTGTCATCCGTCCATTCTGCCACGCTGTTATCTTCCTCAACATACTGAACTGCTGGAAGCTTTGCCCAGTCCTTAGGATAGATATCAGTGACTTCAAGGCCTTCATCTGTCAGAGCCTTATATACTTTATCTTTAATGTTGATCATATGCTTTTAATCCTTTTCAATTAACTGGCTGATTACTATACCAGCATCTTTTACTGCTTTCTTTTCAGTCTTCTTTGCTCCCTGGTACATGAATGGCTGTGCAGGCTGTCCATCCGACCTGTAATATCTCTTGCCATCAACCTCAATAACTACCCAATGATAATGCTTTATCGCACTTTCTGATAGCTTATCTTCAGGAATCCACCAAGGTTCCATAGTATAAGAAGGATGTACATATGGAGATATTCCAGCATGGTCTGCAGCACCTTTTCGACCTGTTCCGAATTCGACATATTGGGCATATGCCTTATTTGTATAAACATATCCCTTGTCTCCTTCAACACGTGTCTTAATGGAGTTTCTTAATTCACCATCATTAACAGGACACTCAAGAACGCACCCACTTCTTATGGTTTCTGCAGCCTTTCCAAGAACCTGTTCAGGATTCTCAAGAACGGCATCTATAGCACGAAGCTTTCTAAATAATTCATTAGCACCATTGAGACTCATTTAATAATCTTCTCCAGTTCATAGAGATAGTGTCTGTTATATTCCTTCATGCTGATGATTCTATAATCCGGTTCATCGATTGAATGATTATAGACATTCACTCCCCACTTTTCAGTGGGTCTGAAATCATCATCATTATTCTTAGGAAGAATCATATTAAAAATGTAGTTCAGTCTCTCCCCGTACATTTCAGCCTGTAACTTACCGGATGCAGGCCATATCTCAAGAAGCATTGATTTTCTCTTGATCCACTTTTCAGTGGTGACACCTTCACCATCTTTTTCAATGACAGGCTCATATACAGGATAGTTCTTAAGTGCTGAAAGTCTCATTGGTTCTCCTCCGGCTTCTTTTCGTGAACGATTCCTCCTGCGCGAATCAGTCTTAAGTTGTTGAGAGTTGAGAGAATATCTTCATAGGTGGAAGACTGAAAAGTAGATGTGATGCCACCTTCTGAATGTGATGATTCTCCGACCATGCCCTCTCTGAAGTACATGGCACATGCTAGATCAGCCACACAGAAATCCATTGCAGTGATGTATACAGTGCGGTTTGTATGTGCAAGAGCACGCTGTTTTGCCATTTCAACATAGATTTTTGCACGTTCCTGACTCGTTCCTGTTCTTTCAGCAACAATCTCAACTAGATCCATAGATTACTCCTCCTGCATCTTAGTGAGAACTGCGACCAGTTCCTTTTTAACAAGACTAGAATATCCGCTAACGCCCTTTTCCTTTGCAATAGTCTTTAACTGGTCAACAGTCATATCGTTGAGGTCCGTCACTTCATTGTTTTCTACAGGAGTATCTTCATCATTCTTCTTGTCTTCAATGACACGATATCCCTGTTCAGTATAACGCTGAAGGTCATCCTCATGGATGGCCCTTTCAACGTTGATTCTTTTTACAATGATCATTATGCACCAGCTGAGACGTTAGCAATGATTAGGTCAAGCATGTTGTCCTTTTCCCAGCAGTCATGATATCTTCTATAGTCAATCTGCCAAGCATTTGCATCCTGGTTAGTATCAGGGTCAAATACTCTTGTCTTGTCCTGTTTAGTAACACCGATAACACTATTGATTGGCGCCATTAAGAAGTTTACATCCTTAGCAGTATCACCTTTTGTATATCCACCTTTGTCTTTTGTTGCTCCAGCATCAACCGTGATAGCTGAATACATTCTGTTCTTTGGTGTAGGAATGAATGTGATTTCATCAAGCTTATAGATGTCTAATGTGATATTTCCAATAGTTAATTTACCTGATGTAAGATTGCTGTTTACCATCTTTTCCTTTAATAATCTTAAAGTATCATATGTAATATGACAGATGATATCACCCTGGTATCCTTTATCACGGATAGTATCCGCTGCCTTTTCTAATTCAGAAAGAATATTCTGTTCAGTCAATGCAGTTGTTAGGATGTTGGCTGATTTCTTTTCTGTAACATCAGAAACAACCTTAGAAATACGGTAAGCATCTACTTCAGGAGCAACATGTAAACGCTGGAATTCTCCCACGACAGTGCCAGCAGATGCCACAAAGTTAGTTTCATTTACATCCATTGCATCAAGAAGGAACTTTCTTCCACGGTCCTGTGTCATTTTGAATGTTTCATATTCAAGAGTAACAGCACCCTGTTTATATCCTTCGTCTCTGTTATAGTCTCCTAAGCCCACTAATGACATCTTAGGGATTTTTACCTCTGCACCACCGTCATACTTAATCTGTCCGGCATTGGCATCCATCCATGATGTAAGAGTGAGATGCTCCATCTGTTTATCTAGTTCAGTCTGAAAAATAGTTGAATACTGTAATGTGTTAATTGCCATGTTCTATACCTCTTTTCTAAAATTTAAGTGCATTCGCGAATGCTTTTCTTGCATTCTCTTCTTCAGCAGTCAATACATTGTTTTTTGCCTTGTCTAAAGGTGCTTTCCCTTTTAATCGGTCATCAACAGACTGCTGAACCGCTCCCTTGAATGCTTTAGAGAGTCTTTTGACAGATTCATTTACGGAATCAGCATCAGTGTAGTCAATGAAGTCAGCCATGCCTGCTGGAACTCCTGCAGCATTAAGCTGTTCCTTGGCAACTGCAGTCAGTTCTCTACGAGTTATTGCTGCTTCTCTATTGTCAAGTTCTTCTTTTCTCTTGTCTTCCTCATACTGCTTCTTTTCATCATCTGTCATCTTTTGAAGCCTTTCGGCTTCCGTATGATCCTTATCCCACTTCTTTCTTGCACGGGCAAGTCTCTTCTGGACGATTCTGTCCACATCGTCTTCTGTGAGGGTTGTTACTTTGGCTTTACCATCTTCAGGTTCACCTGACTGCGCATTATCGGGATTCCCTTCATCGCCTGTATCTTCTTCCCCCTCTTCCCCTTCTTCCGCAAAAAGCTGAAGGTTCAAAGGCATCATATTCTTAATGTATTCCATAACTTAATTCCTCCGTTTATAGTCCGTATGACTGTTATATCCATGCACCTTTTAATGTCATATGCACGTTATGGACAAACAGAAAAAAAGAAGAACATCAACCGCTCTTCTGTCTGCTTCTGTATTTCATCAATGCTTTAGGTTTTCTTTCCTTGGGAGGCGGACAGTACTCTTCATATGTCTCGTGTGAGAGTTTTCCGCATATCATGCACATATATGTCACCTTCTTAACAATGACGTGCCTACGGCTGTCAAAATGACTTTTACAGTCATACTCAAAGTACTGGTGATGATGTGGTTTCAATCCTTCAGCCATATGGTTCTCCTTTCTTGAAATTGAGCAAAATAAAAACCGACTAGATAGTCGGCTTATACGAACGGTAATATGTCTTTCAAGTCTTTCATAAATCGCTTGGCTTTTTCAATAGTTGAATTATCAGTAAGGTATTCTATTCCTTTTGGTGTAATCTCACATTTATCAAGGTTGTATATTTCTATGTTTTCGTCTATATCCTTATCAATTACTATCCCACTGATATATCCCTCATTTAATAGATTCACAATGACATAAGTCCAGTACTTTCTGTTGATCTGCAGATATTTACTGTCATGTCTTATGAGTGATGCATCAATATCCTTCCCATGCTTTAGCTGCATATACAGGTAGGATAGAATCTGATAAACAATTACATGATAATCATCTCTTGCCATATATTCCAAGTCCTTTCACATTGTCTTTTTATCAACTAAAGGATTTAACTAATCATCCATAGCATAAAACAGTCTATCGCCTAATTCTTCAGTTGCATACCCTAGTTCATTAGGTTCTTCATTATCATCAAATCCATATTCAAGATTCTTGTCTAATACGTAATTACGAATCTGATTAATCTCTTCATTATTTAGTTCTCTATTCGCATTAACATATTCAATAACACATTCTTTTGAATAACCATCTTCCGGGTTCCAATCTTTCATAAGAAGCAACTTTTTCAATAATTTCACATCTTCATCCAATAATTTGTACATCACAATTCACTCTCTTTTCTTAGGGTTTGTTTGAATTAAATTTCCAGTATCAGGGTTAAGTGTAACTTCTACGTTTTCACCTATATACTTTCTGCTTATACGTTTACCATTTTCTTTTTCGGTTATTTTTTCTGGGTCAGTTAATGCAGAAATAACATCCTCTATTTCAACACCTTCACGTTTCTTATTCTTTTGAGGGCCTTCTTTTTCAGTTGTCCCTAATACTCTTTCGATAAAATGGTCACTTTGCGATTTTATTACAACTCCATCCTTAGTTGTACGCCCAACAATTTCATCTTGTATGATTTTACGATACTTCTTATAGTCTTCAAATGTTGAAAATGCTGATAATTTTCCTGAGCTACGCGATCTCTTGTATTTTTGTAATAGTAACCAATTCTCTTTATCATTATACTTCAAATTTTGAAATTCTGATAGTGATAAAGGTATATTTTGCTTACCCAACAAATCGAGGTATTTTATTTGCTGTTTCCTGTCACTAGAACGATTCTCAACTAATTTCTCAGCAGTGTTAATTGCATCTGCACCATGCTTTTCAACCATTCTCCTATGCCACTCTTTATAAGTCTCATCCGCTGGAACTTTCATCCTTTCACCTGTGACAGGGTCCCTTGCAAATCTTTCTAGATTATGCATAGTTTCATCATCAAGATTCATAATAGTTGTAGAACGGCACCATGGGTGCATTGGAGGGGCGTTTACGCCTATCTTCTTATCATTAACCCTGTATACATTTCCGTCTCTCTCACGGCAAATTTGGGACGTTCTAAGGTCTAGTGTTGCAACAAATCTATACTCCTCTATGCCATAATCCTTGTAAGCCTGAAAGTGCGCCTCATTGTGGATGTATGATGATTCGGTTCTTACAAGTCTTCTAGCTTTATTTCTACCTGATAGGAACTGTTCGTTGATTGAGTCGGTCATTTCCTTCTCTGTCTTTCCTGTGAGGGCTCCTATCATGAGCTCCTCTTTTAGTGCATCGGCCACCTTCTGAGTATTGTTCCATACTCTTTCGGAATAGTTCTGTCCTGACCATTTCTTTTTCAGAATGGTTTCAAGAGCGCCTTCATCAATAGGGCCTGTCTGAAGATCTAGACCGCTCATTCTTGCAGCTTCATATACCGCATGGTGATAACTGCTTTCATAGACCTTTCGCATTGTCTTCCCTATTGCATCTCTTTCCTTGGATGCAAGGGTATTAATCAGCTTATTAATTGACTTGTTAATATCATCAAGCCTCTTCATACGGTTCTTGTATGCTGGGGCTTCCAATTCTGCCAGTACCTCTCTTTTTTGGGCGCCTGTCTTATTCTTGTATGCTTCAAGCAGTTTTTCGAAATTTCTGCTGTCAGCCTCTGAAAGAAGATTAATAGCCTCGTCTCTTGTTAGATGATGCTTTGAAGCGAATCTATTGAATATTCCCTCAATCTGTTTGGCAGTGTAGATTGCAGCCTTGCTATAGATTACGCTCAAATCTTTAGCGCAGTCCTCAGCCAACTGCATATCCTTGTACATGTTCCTTGCTTCTCGCATTTCCCAGTACTTTATGTTTTTGATGTTAGTCATAACAGAGCACTATCATTCCTTGTCTTTGTCATCATCATTATTACCATCTTCCTTGTGATCATCTGTTTCTTCTTCATCTTCTGGAGGAGTATTCTGATTTTCGGTATCAAATAACTGCTTCTGTGTTTCAAGTGCTTCCTTTTTTTCTTTTTTGACTTCTTTCATTTCATCATCAACGTTTGAAACAAAGTCAAGGAGTGCAAGAAGTGTCTTAGTTGATACAACACCTTTAAGATTCGCAATAATCTGTGATAATTCAAGACGGTTCTGTGGGAGTCCTCTTGTAAATACAGGCTCAATCATTGACTGATCAGCAGCAATTGCCTTTAGATTGAGGTAAGTACAGAACATTCTTATACGCTTCTTAAGCCCCTTCTTGTAATATCTCTCTTTTGTCTTGGTGAGGGTCTCAAGTGCTAGAAGCTTATATTGAATGGCAATGCCTGAACTGTTGCCAGCAAAGTTTTCATCTGTCAGATTAGGAACATGAGAAAGTGAATAGATATCTTCCTTTATTGAGCGCTTGAGTGTTTCCACCGCATTCTCGTCAAATGTTCTAGTCAGATATTCAGAGCGTGCATCACTAGGAAGTTCCATAACACCATTCTTACGGATAGCCTGGAGCGCTTTTGTTGCTTCTTCATCGTCATCACCTAAAAGAGCGCCATAGACAACAAGCACTGCGTCAATGAACTGCTCCTTATCATTGATTCTGTCAGAGCATAATGTATTGTATGCGTCAATTAGAGAAATCTGCTGTTCATAGTCTCCAATGCAGTCCATGTTGTTTCTATACTCAATGATAGGGTCCTCACCTAAGAAATGTGGGTAAGGCTCACCTAGTTCTGAAAACTCGCCTTTTTCGAATTCCTCATTGCAAGTGATTCCGATTCTTGTGACATAGTTCTCAGTTGTTACTGTTGCGATGATATTGAACCTGTCAGTAGAATCATCTTTTTCAATCGAATAATAAACGCTGAATAGTTCATGCTGTTCAATTGAAGCATCGAAAACCTTGAATGTTGACAATGGGTCAAGTGTCTTGGTCATCAGCTTGCTTTCATGCTCACATAAGTAAACATACTCATAAGCGACACCTGCACGTGACATATTGATAGCATTGCATGAATCTGTATCATCTGTTTCTGCATCAACAAATGCACCTGTCAGCTTGTCAATATTGCCGTCTTCTGTATTCTTCTTGAATGTTATAGGGTTTGAAAGAAAATATCCCGTTGCTGTATCTGATATATCTTTAGCATGGTTTACCATGATCTTATTGTTCGGCTGGTTCTTGAACTTCTTTTTCCTGTTCATGATGGCATGCTTACCAAAGTAATAGCCGACATTCTTCAATATCTCAGGAGCACGAATACTATAATGCTTAGCAATGAGACGAAGGATCATGCTTCTGTCTATGTTTGTCTCGTCGAATTTTTCTCGTGGAATCGTGAAAGTATAATACATCTTTTAAAATCTCCTCTTTCCTGCTCTTGCCTTCTTCATAAGGATTTCATTTTCTATAGCATATCTAACCGCATCTATAGTGTGGTTGTTTCTGTCGGGGAACTCCCCTCTAAGGTTGCCGTCTCTATCCATTTCAATTTCATAGTCATTGAATTCACGTGCAGCATTGGGGCATCTAACAGGATCTATAATTATCTTGTCTAAGTCCTGAAGGAACTTTATTCCATTGTCCACACTGTCAGCGCCTTTCTTTGCACCGATGATATTGAGACCTAATAACTTGAATTCATTAATGGTTCTTGGTTCAGCTGAATCGGCAGTTACTAGCTTATTGAGCGGGTTAATCTCTTTTATGAGTTTTACGGCCTTGGCATTGGATAGTCTAGTTCCATATACTTCACCAAAAATAAAAAGACGCCTGCGCGTCTTATCATAGTTTGCTTTGACATATGCTAATGGGTCACCAGCATAACCAAAGTCTAGTCCGTTTTTTAATCTATCGAATACCTGTATTTCCTCGTCGGTTATCTCACGTATATCTAGGTTTGTGAAAACCTCACTACCTGTACCGGTTACCTCACCTAGATAGTCATGCTTATACTTATCAGGCTTTGTCTCCTTCATGTGGTCGGCTTCTATTAAGAACTGCTCCCCAAGCCACTGAGGTGGCGCCTGTAAGTAAGTTGTGTGAGAGACATATGTATCATCCCTTTTTACTAGAACTTGCCTGTTGCACCAATTACGTTGTGATTCGGGAGGGTTAAAAGAGTAAAATACACAATACTCATGCCCACCACGAAGAAGTGACTGATTGATATTGGTTATCTTATCGTATGTTTCGAATTCGTCGCATTCTTCATACCATACGTATTTAACATAGCCGACAAACACCTTGATAGATTTCAACTTCTTAGGATTGTCAGCACCTTTGAATATTATCTGTTGTCCTGTCGGCCTGTATGTCATCTGCAGCTTAGATTCAGGTATGTCCCAGTCTTCTTCAGCCTTCAGCATGAATATGCCCCACTTTATCTGTTCATAGACTGAACCCCTTAAAGTGTCCTTTACACGTCTGATAACAACGGCATTACTCATTACACCACGCTTCGCATCTCTCATAATCCCTAAAGGAATTTCTGTACCAATGAAAGAAGATTTTAAGGAACCACGTCCACCCTTGAGCCAGTAATGTGTATATGCATTGGTCTTAACATATTTATGAAGATCATAGAACGCTGGGCCTATAATGTCAGAAAGCTTTGCTCTATTCGATGTCATCTATAATTACTATCTGTCCATTTGACTTGATGTCAAGACTACTGCCAGGCTTATTACCGCTCAAGTCTCTAATGAATTCTGCTGCCTTAGTGTCGCCCTTCATTGCCTTCTGAACCTGTTTAATGAGTATTGCGTCCTGTACAGTCACATTCTTGCCATTCAATGCAGCAAAGTTCTTTATTGTGTCCACATCGGCTATCTTACCGGATTTGAGAGACATGGAAAGAAGCGATGCAAGATTGTCTTTCATTGCCTTCTTTTCTCTTCTTGCCTTGACAGATGCAAGTCCGCCTTTTCGGCCGTTCTCTCTTCTTTCTTCTGGTGTCATGTTTGCGAACTCACTTTTTGCCATTGCTATCACCTGCCTTTTTATTTATTGATTTTTTTATTAGCTAAATTTATTGTCAATTCACCATTTTCAATAACATAAAAAAGGAGCCCTTAAGAGCTCCTAAATTCTTAGCAGTCAACCGGAATTGAACCGATGCCTTGTCTATCAACCTGTTCTGCCAGCCTAAACTATCTTCTGCTAAGATAAGCATGCCATACTTTTTCAACGCTTTCAACCATTTTCTTTTCTTCCTTGGTTAATCTAGTAGCGCCTTTTTTGCCATCATTCTCATTATGAAAATATCCGTGATGTACATGGGGGTCTAAGCCTGCATGTTTATGCCCAAAATTTATTTCTTTGACATGCTTGTTTTCTTTGTCGAAATATACAATTTTTATCAAATCATCTCCACCAGTAAGCGCATATACCCTTCCTTTTGTCATTGTTTCCATAAGACTTTCGGAATCTCTTGAATTCGATTGAATAAATTTAACATTCCCACTTACAAGTGCTTTACCATTAGAATCTTTTACAGCGTGAAATTGTGAGCCGTATACATTTCTCTTTTTGCTTATTCCACTTGATGCACCTCTTCCACCCATTTTTTATACTTCCTTTTATTTTTTTCTAGTACTTTATTGAATTTATATTTGATATCTCTGCGTTTAAGATAGTATGCCTCAGTATGCCAATGTCATTTTAAACCTTTTGAGTGCCTTTAACATTACATTGCTGACCAGTATGAACTGTGTCTATTAACGCCTTTTTTTGAACTTCTGACAGTATAATCTGTTTTTCTATTTGCTAACTCTTTAGCATAATCAGCGTTCATTTTTTCTACTGCCTTATCAGATAAAATTGAAGCCTTGCCCTTTCCGACCTTATTAACACGTTTAATAATCGCATCAACATTCCCGTACTTATCGTAAGCTTTTTGAAAAGGATGGTTACTATCAAAATAGCGTACCAAAGCCCCACGCGCATTTTTTGGTGTTGCCATCGAGATTTTTCCGCCAATAACTATATAATGATTTGTGTTCCCTTTTTCATCAGTAATGCTAAAGCCATTGTATTTAGCATTACTCGCTTTGCCTCTTCTTCCACTTGATGCACCTCTACCACCCATATATATTATGCTCCTTTCGATATATGATTTATATATTTTTTAAGTTTTTCATTTTTTCCGTTACATGATTATCATAGTATTTTACATTAGCGCCCTTGAAGTCATAGCCAATGTCACCACCATAGACAAGCACATTCTTAGGCTTCAATCTCTTCATGGCTTCATCCATGCCCTGTGTCCATATCTTTGTGGCTTCCTTGCTGCGCTTAACTCCAATAGTAGAAACTGAAATTGTACTGTTAGAAGGAATACCATCAAAACAAAAAGTAAATGTTTCTGGTTCAGCCCACGATACAGTGGGAATCACTCTAAGCCCTCTATCCTGATAGATCTGACCGATTAAACGGCTTCTGTATACATTCCATATCTTCATGGCCATAGGCATATCCATGTAAAGAGAAAAGTCAGGAGTAAGAATACAGTCAAACTGTGCTAGCTTATCAACATACATCTGAGGAGATGCCCAAATTCTTTCAAATTGATAGTCATCAATATAAAAATGAACACCTGATTCATATCTATCAGAATTCAATACATAATTGAAACCAACAAGATCATCCGGAACATAGTCAATTCTTTCAAGTGTAGGCATTTGATAGAATCCTATTGCTCTAAGTTCATCATATTCATCAAGGTTATATGCATTTCCTGTTCTTTCTCTTTCATTAACCTTTTCAGAATCATCTTCCTCAGGTTCTTCAAATTCAATTGACTCAAACCCAAATGAATCCATGTCTATATTGATAATGTCATCAAGTTCACCGCTTAGGATTTCAAAATCCCATTCCGCTCTCTCTGATACCTTGTTATCTGCTAGTCTAAAAGCCTTAATCTGCTCGTCTGAGAGGTCATCGGCTACTATGCATGGAACTGTCTCAAGTCCTAGCTTTAGCGCTGCTTTAAACCTTGTATGACCGCATACGATGATATTATTCTTATCAATCACTATAGGAACTTTAAAACCAAACTCCTTAATGCTGTTCATTACCATCGGAACGGCTTCATCATTCCTTCTAGGATTGCGACTATAAGGGATTAGATCAGCAATAGGCTTCTGCGTTATCTTGATGTCATTCATCTGTTATTCTCCTTCCCGGAAAAATAAAAAGGCACTTATACAAGCGCCTTGAAATCATAGTTCCCTATCAAACTATTTCCACATGTTATATGTTAGCACCTTTATATTACTAATGCGTTTTGATTTCATGACTTTTCTATACTTTCTGTTATATTTTTATCATTTATAACTTCAGATAATTCGATGATACCAGAACAAAGGAAGTGTCTTACCGTTCCTACTGAATACTGCATCAAGTCGGCTATATCATAATCACTCATTAGTTCAACATACTTATAAAACAATGCATCACGATGATTCATGTTGTCTAGTTTCTCAATATCCTCACGAATAAGAGACATCTGAGCAATATACTTATCCTTCATCATGATGTAATCGTTCTGAGTCTTAGGTTCTGAATATGAACCGCTCGGACTATCATCATATCTGATTGATTTAACATTAATCATCTTGTTATTGATGTACTCCACTCGATTGCGCATATTCCTATAGCTTTTAAGATAGTTTCTTGTCTCTTCTGGCGTCATCTGATTACCTCCTTATTCAAAAATGAAAAATAAATAAATCACTATCACCAGTACAAATAAAATAAAAAACAAATTAATTTCACTCCTCCTTATCTTTTAAAGTATATACATAATATTTTCTTGGGGCAGTGCTAGGATGCCTTGCATTGTATTTATCGCTGTGCTGATTGCTTGCCTTGCAGTAGAAACTAGCTAATCCAATGGATAGCCTATTAGCGCATTCTTCAGCAGTGCCTGCAATAATTACATTGTCATTCATGTCATAGACAACATAGAACTGCCTATCTTCATAGCTTGCTCTTTTCTTTTCTTTCTTGTGTACTTTTCTATGATCATATATGTTTGTCATATATTCCTCATTATCATACACACTCCCTATTTTAATAGGTATTTCATTTGAAAATACACTTTCATGCTTATATATACGTTGCCATCTATGTTTGAGAGCTAATTGAGTAGCATCAACATACTGACTTATCTTTTCTATTGATCCAGTTATATCGGTTCTTTTTCCGTTGCGATATAAAACAAAGTTTCCCATTTAACCTCCTTTCTGGAGAAGAAGAAAACAGTCCTTTACTCTTCCTATTGGTTTTCAATTTGTGTCTTCTCTTCTCCCAGCAACATCATAACTTTATAGTTGGATAGCAAAATTAGCGCTTCATACTCTTATTCTTTGCAAAAGAAGGTGAATGAGATTGAAGCAAAGCCATGACACTGCTGTTGTTTGTTGGTTTAAGAATAGAAAATATGTTAGGGCATCAAGTTCATGAGAGGATCTTGCTTTTAGAAAAGAATCTATTAAGAGTAATCCATATAGATTTTCTTATTTTAAATTTTCTTATGAGTTAAATATAGAGAACTCAATGCCCTGCTTGATTATCTGATGAATTCAGACTGTAGAAATTGAACTAGATCTAAATACTCTTTATAATTTGTTTTTTTTGTTGTGTCACGAGAAGGTGACATAATCTTATTCTTTCCGCTTCTAGTCCTGTCAACACATACAACTCTTGAAGCGTCGTATTTATCTTTAAAATACCAGAAATCACCGCTACGTTGTTTCGCTTGAAAGTCCTGTAAATATCTGAGCCTTTCTTCTGCTAATTTTCTACTATAGAACTTTTCGCTAAAAATAATTGAGCGCAGTCTTCCTTTTCCTGTGAAATTAATTCTGAATGGGAATCCGTCATTAAATGACCTCGTATCAAGTTCGAACCTTACTTTATCAAGGTTGATAATTGAAAAGTGCGTTCTCATATATTCCTTTTCTTCTTCGTTTCTTGGGCATCTGAATATTTTGAAAACTTCTACAAAGTTACATTCTGTTCTTGTAAGCCCGACTGTAAAAGGTATATTTTCAACTATTCCTTCTACTTTGCTAATATTTAGTATTATGTCATTTTTTGTTGAAACTAACGGCTCTCTGCTTTTTGCACATGATTCTATGCGTTCTAATCCTACATTAAAATATTTTCTTATGTCGCAACGGCTCCCACAACCAAGGAACTCGCCGTTTTCAGCGTTGTAAACATAGTATGTGTTTTTTCTTGCTACTTTCATTTTTTCTATGTCTCCTTTATCGTTGTTTTGAATTTATATTCAAAAATCTTTTTCTTAATCTTATAAACTTCTGTCTTTCTGCCTTTGACGTCTTCTACAACTTTAACGTTATTGATGTAATAGACGAAGTCAGCAATATACTCCATCCTTCTTCTTTTTCTCTTTTTGCCATCAATTTCGATTTCAAAAGGAGGGATCAATACAAACGGCACCTGTAATTGCAAATCGTTAATTAATCCGTCTTTTTCCATCTGCTTTAATTCCAAATAGCGTTTTGCTTCCTTCTTGGAATCGAATGTGAAGCCGTCAACTGTAGTTTTTCTTGAGTTGTACTTGCTCATTAGAATTGGATATCCTCTTCATCCATGATTAAGCCTTCATCCTCAAACTGCTGAATCAGTCCATTGCTCGCATAGTTATTAACAGGTACTTGACTATTTACTGGTGCTTGTGCTGCAGTAGCTGTATTACTATCCCTCTTTGTATTAATAAACTGTACAGAGTCAGCAATTACCTCAGTAACATATACCTTCTGACCTTGATTGTTCTCATAGTTTCTTGTTTGGATTCTTCCATCTACTGAAACCATCGAACCTTTAGAACAATATCGTTCTGTATTTTCTGCAATCTTCCCCCAACATACACAGTTGATAAAATCAGCCTCCTGATCATCGCTCTTGAAGTTTCTTTCTACTGCTAGATTGAAAGAAGTGACTGCCTTTCCACTCCCTGTTCTTCTTAGTTCAGGGTCTCTTGTAAGTCTTCCGACTAATAAAGCACGATTAAGCATTAATAGTGTTCCTCCTTGTCATTTATTGTCATAAGTTATTATTCTCCTTATCTTCTTCGATGCCATTCACAATCATTGACACGATAACGAAAACTGCAATAGCAATCACTGATATTGCAATAAGAATACCAATAATCAGCATGAGAATAGCAAACACACAAAATACATTTCCTAATACCTGCAATAAAAACATCTATTTCATTCCTTTCTTAACTATTCTAAAAAATATTTACTAAATTCATCATCAGTGAATGTAATCATCGTAGGATCTACTCGTTGGATATTTCCTTTTCCATCTTCGATTAGAGCGAATACATGACTAATCTGTCCTCCTAGATGTCCACCAATAGCGACAGAAGGACCAATAACATTCGAAAACTGTTCGAGGCAGTGAAATAGATAATTTTCATTTTTATATCTGCATGTTCTATAAATATTTGGCATAATCATCCTCTCCTATCTGATAAATAAGTAAATCATTAACGCTAGTGTAGCAACATAAGCTGCTGCTAAGATAAAGAAATCTCTGTTAGCAGTTTTGAGACTTTTGCTTAATTTCAAGTTAGTTTCATGGAGCTCTTTATTAATTTCCTGAGCTTTATATACCGCGTTTTCCAATTCAGTAATACGTTCCAATTCTGTTATATGATTCTGCGACAAATATACGCTTTTCACCTTTAACGGAATATTTTTTCTTTCTCTTTTCAATTCTTGGCATACTTCTTCAAGTTCTCCATATTCTTCTTTCAAATATGAATACTCTTCTTCTAGCTTCTTATATTCAGCATCCTTCTCTTCTACAATTTCCTGAACCTTTTCGGCACTAAAAATCACCATTATACTTAGCCTCCTCTTCTAATTGCTTTACATAGTCCTGAGTTCTTTGCATAGATCTTTTTACTTTTTCTTTAAAAATCTTTGCAGTTTTATTGACATCTAAATACCCCATCAAGAATAACTCGCATATGCATATCAATACATCTGCAGTCTCTTCAGCTAGATGTTCACCATCAACAGGATTACTACCATTACGTTTAATCTTAGAGACGGCTTGAATAAGTTCAGCGCACTCTTCCATTGCAATTGTTAGCATGTGCTGGTCGCCCCATGTCTCGCATACTTTTTCAAGTTCCGGACAATTTGATGCAAGAGCACCAAGCATATTATTTAATTCATGTGAATCCATCTATTTTTCTCCTTTATGTTTTTTTGCTAAAAACGGGTCTTTTATCATTTTTGGTTTTTCCAAGTCTTCTAATGGAACTCGCTCTATAACCGAAAGGAATAATTCATCATCTGGTCTAGTATTTAAAATCAGTTCATGAATAATCTCTTTCAATCCATCACAGTATTCCTCTAGATCATCACAATATCTTTCTAAATATTCCAAATAGCGTTCATCGCCATATTTCACAAAGCCTTGATCACCAACGAAGAACATACTGCACTGAGGGTTAACACTAGGTCTTTTTGGTTTATAGAGTTTCATAAATCTAATCTCTTATACTTTCTCCAGAATCAGCCAATAGCATGATTGCGTGTCCTCTTGGCGAATCATTTACTTCAATATGAGTTACTAACATATCTCCAAAATGGTTATCCATGAATGTTTCACTATGAGTGATTTCCCATTTTGTTCCTTGTATACAAAAATTCCAACTTTTACATCTAATGTCAATGAGTTCATCTTCATCGACTCTTGTTAACACTTCATTTATTCTCATTATTTTACTGTTCTCCTTTTACTTCTAAGTCTTCAATGTAATCATCATCTTTATGTGCAGTTAAATATTTTAATAATTCTGTATCTGAAGCATTAGGACCATAATATAAATCATCAGGATAATAGAACTTAGTAAACTGCGTATACCATCCACTTTTTTTAAAATATTTATTAAAACCCATCACTTGAATTTTTCTGACATATAATTTAGGTGTTAATTTTAAAGTCAGCATTTTAATATCAGCTGTTAAATACTCAGCTTCCCAGTTCTTCTCATTTCTTAAAAATGAGGTTCTCTCTTCTTTATTCTTCAGCATCATTGACCACCTCACAATTCTCTAAAATATCCTTGATTGCTATTGGTTCTTCATCTTCCTGTTTTATAAATTTGAATAAGTTGTCGAATAACGCTATAGAACAGTATGAACTTTCAGGAACCCAACAATTTTCGCGTTTTATCGGTGCGTCTTTAAAGATAAATAAATGATTTATCTTATCTCTTACAATGTATTTATGACCTTTCTTTTCAGACCATTTTAAAAACTCATATTCCAATTTACTTAATTTGGCAGTCTCTTTATATTCAGATAGAAGCCATTTCATACGCGGAAAATTGCAACTGCAATCATCTCCTTCATCAAAAATACAGTTTTCACATTTAAGACCATCACAGCTTCTTGCAATATTTTGTCCATCTTTTCTAACCGCAAAATAATAGCCTCCTTCTGTAAGATCTAGTATTACTTTTTTATTCTTTTCCGCATTTAGCATATTAATCTTCCTCCCATTCATCTTTTAAATATTTAATGAGATTTTCAGCGCTATGATAAGGGCAATACTCTTCGATGCAACCGTAATCGGCATCATCACAACCCGACACATCACGCATCTCGTCTTTTATCACAGAGCAACTATTTGTTCTAAAGAGTAGTTCAAGCAATGCTTTCAGCATTTCTTTATTCACTTTAATAGTGTTCATCTAAAACACCTCTAATCTTTGATAACTTATCAACTAACGTTCTATTTTCACATTCAGCAGTTTCTAAATCATATTCGAGATCAGCGAATAAATTTTCCAACTCAGTGCAGTATCTTTCTAAAGCTTCAGCGTAATTAGGATAATCTATTGGAGCAGCATCATCATTATTTATATATTCAACAAAATCTATTGCTTTGGGTCTCTTTAAATCTTCAACGCTAAATCTTTTATTAGGTTCTTTAATCCAATTCAAGAAGTTTTCTTTTGAATAGAATGGGCAGTTGCTTTTGCAATTGCTAGCAGTACAAGGAACATTGATTTTATTTTCTTCTAGTACTTCATTAAAATTGTCACAAATACAATTGCCTTCGACTTCCGTTTCACCAATGAATTTAGCGACTGCTTCTAACTTCCTATCATTCACAATTGTCATTATAAATCCCCTCCTAGTTCTTCCGTTAATCGTCTTAATTCTTCTTTATCCTCTTCAGTTACTCTTTTTTTAAGTTTCTTTTTCTTCTGGTACCATTTCTTTTCTTTTGCTACTGCTAAAGCAAAGTTCTTTAGATTGGTTATTTTCTCAAGTCCATAGAGTTTACATGTTTCTATTACTTCATCGGAAACTTCTTCAAAGTCATTTTCAATAAGAAAAGATTTTAAATCAGACAAGTCAGAGTCACTGACAGACAGTCTTCTTTTATTCTTTATTTCTTTTATTCTTTTATTCTTATTACGTCCTACCTCTTGTCCTACTTCTTGTCCTACCTCTTGTCCTACTTCTTGTCCTACCTCTTGTCCTATTTTTAGGACACTAGGTGAGACACGGTTCTGATATTTGTCCCAGTTCTCAACTGTTATAAGAGTGCCTTTTCTAGATATATCCAGCTTGATTTTTCCACATTCCTCTAACAGATGCAGATATTTAGTAATAGTGTTTTTTGCCATCCCACATCTTTCTGATACCTGTCTTAGAGACAAGATACATTGTCCTCTTTTAATAAGCTGGCCATGATGATAGTAATCAACAGGATTGGCATGAAGAAGGATGTCAATCCAAATGTGTAGCATTTTTGAATCATGATAGACTTCATCGTAGTCCATCATGTATAACTTGATCCATCTTCTTTTTTCATCCATCCCTCATGTCTTCCTTTCTTTAATTAGAACTGTTCATAATCATAACCATCATCGAAGTCGCCAAATTCAGCATCGCCGAAATCAGTATTGACTCCAGCATCTTCTAGAACCTTGTCAGATTCTTCATGTGGCTGTGGTGCTTTAGGCGCTGAACTTTCATTTGCGATTGCTTTAGGTGCTTCTTCCTGTGGTTCTTCCTCGTTTACAAATGTAACAGGAGCATCAACATACTCTTTTGTACCATCACTATTGATTACCGCCATATCAGCATCAATAGCATTCTGCAGATCAATTGACATGATACCCCACTTACTGATCAGCTGACGTAGCATAGTCTTGTATGCCATTCCGTCAAAATCTTTAGACCAGAATGTCCAGTTAGTGCCTTTTCTTTTATCTGCTGCATATCCCTGAGAATACTTAAGCGCATGTGCTTCCATTTTCTCTTTTGACCAGTACATCGTCTTTCTGAAGCCGTTTGTATATTCAAACATTGCATAATAGCCGATTGTCTTAGCGTTCTCTCTTTCAAGTTCATCATCAATTAATCTGACTTCAATCTCTTCATTAAGAGGATCGTAATGGATTAACTCACCTTCCTTGATTGAAATAACATTTAATTTTCTATACTGTCCACTTCTGATAGCTAGCTGAATGTAGCCTTTATAACCTAATTGGAACTGTGCCACTGTTCCTCTCTTAGTCTTATAAGGTACAAAGTAGTACTGTCCTAACTGAGGAGAAGGAGATAAGTTGAGCGCTTCACCAAGGAATGCGGCAGTAATAATACTGTTGGGTTCGCACTCTTGAAGCTTTGGATCATTGACAACTGTAGAAGTAATAGAAGCAATGAAACGTGTTCCATTCTTACCACCAACAACATCATTGATTTTTCTCTGCACTGCTGGGCTTGCGATAAAAGTACTGAATTTTGCTTTGTTTGTTGTGTCTTTTCTTAAACTGTTTTTAACTGTCATTTTTATTTACCTTCTTTCTTTCTAGGGAATCTTAAATCATAATCGAAACAACCATCATATTTTGCTTTGAGGTAGTCTAGAGATGTTTTTAATTCATTTAGTGCTGCTTTTGTTCCTACGATTTTACCAACCAACATCTTTAGAGGTTCTTTTTCTTCTGAAGAAACATTTACAGGCTTTTCTTCTTGCTTAACTTCTTCCTTCTTTGCTTCTTCTTTCTGATGTTCCTGTTCATCTCGTCTATTGATGATTTCTCTAAATCTTCTTTCTAGTAGTGGCTTAATGTCTTCAAAAGAGCCATCTCTTAACTTATCTCTATAGACACTCACATCAATCATCTCTTGATCAACATCAGTTTCTTTACATCTAGCCTCTAAATAGATGTCTAAAGACTCACATCTTTGTAAATATGATTTATATGTTTCTTTAGTTCTTTCACATTCCTGTTTGATTGCATCTACTAATGCTTTGGTTGGTTTCTTGCTGTTGATAAACTTCTTTAATGAACTCCAGCGTGGATCAATAGAGAAAACCTTAGTTGCACAGTATCCATCAAAGTCATTCCTATGCACATAATAATTAAGAGCCTCATTACAGAGTTTTCTTACAACCATTTCATTCTCTGCTACTTCCTTATCTGTAAATTCCTTAATATCACTAGATAATGAACTAATAGAAGCATCAAACATCTTAAGAACTTCTTTCATATCGTTCTCGAAGTCTGTGTAGACTTTCATCGCTTCTTTTTTGACTGCCTTCTTGCTTTCATTGACATTGTCTTTTTCTTTCTTCAGTTTAGAAACAACATCAGATAACTCTTTATAGTTCTCTGCAGTCACTACAATGCCGTCATAGCGTTTCAAATAAGACTTTACAGCCTCTTTGAAGTGTTTTACGTTACATCCTTCAATCTGCGCTGGAATGACCTTCACAACGCTTAAACTAGGCATTTCAGCAACTTCATTGACGTCTGCATCAATAGGCTGTGTATCTTCTTCCACTGCATCCTGATACTTTACTAATTCATAGCTTTCAGCATGTTCTTCTTTTAATGCGACTACTGATCCGTCTGGTGCAACTGCGATAACTGCACTCACTGCACCGAAAGGCCACTCAAGCCCTTCAACTTTCTTTTTATCATCTGCAAGCATGACTTTGATAATTTCAAAATCAATCTTGTCAGTGACAACACCGAGATAGCCGCCATATAAGCGGTCTTTAATTTCTTGCTTAAATCTCATTCTTTTTTCTCCTTTAAATAAAATTTGGTTCAATCTCTTCAACGATGTGCTTTTGCCAGAAGGCTTCTTCATCAGCCTCTAGCTGCATTAAATCCAAAAGCACTTCGCTTCTTTCAATTCTTCTGATGATGGTCTTTGTCTCGTCGCACCACGGCATCATGGCTATTGCGAATAAGACAACAAATTCAGCGCCTGTCACGTTCATGTAATGAAGGCATTGGCAGTAATATGTCTGAGGCATTGAATCATCGCCCCATTCATCCCGGAAGTACTGCCACTTATTTATGGTCGTTGATTTTATTTCTAAAATTCCTGTTGATCCATCTTCCTTACGAATGAGAGCACCGTCCAAGTTGGCTCGCATCCAATCCTTATCTTTCCTGGATAATGAATAATCCTTTGTATCAATGACTTCGTATTCATCCCCATATAATGCTTCAAACAGGTTGAACATGACAGGCTCTAGGCGGTTCCCCATCTCAATAGCGTGATTTGAAATCTGAGGTCTTTTTTGTCTGCCTGTCTTGTCTTCCCAAAGTTCGTGGAGAGTGGTGTAGCGGTTGACACCTTCGATTATTCCAGCATCTGAACCACCAATTCCTTTTCTTCTCTGAGATAGCCACCCTTCTTTTGTCTTGGGAATCTCGTCATAAATGCAATCGAATAGATTTTTGAATTCAGTCATTGCTTAACACACCCTTTTACTTCTTTTCTAGAGCTTTTTCCATAGCCTTGATATAATTCTTATTTCTTAAAATCATATCGTTTTTGTATTTATCGCTATTTATATAATTAAGAATCACTCTTGATATACGCTTTGCTTTTTTATCTCCAGCAACTGACAATAAGCGAGCTATGTTCTGTATACACATTGGAACGGGATACACAAGATTCTTATTCTCCATCTACGTAATCCCCTCCGAATAAGTTATCTAGTGCTTCTAAGATATCAGAGATTGTATTTACATCCCCTAATGGTCCAAATGCTTCAATTGCATCGTCTGGACTTTCATACACCTTATTTATAATTCTATTGAATTCCTTTTTTTCTCCTTCAGCGTCAAACCCATTAGTAAAGCGTCCTTCTTTGGCAGCTTTAACGATGTAAGCAAATAGCAATAAGTACTGCCATGTGTTTCCTGTTCCTGTTACTTCACAGTTCCCGTCTTTAATCTCAAGGTGTAGGAATGGTGTTTCTACGCGTTTGATCATGATTATTTATCCCCCTTTAATCCGATATATTCCAAAAATAAGATGTTTAATCCTAATGAGAAAGCACTTAAGACATGTGCGGCTGTACTATCCCAATTTGTGCCTGTACTAATCATTGAAATAACCATGCCTAAAACAAACAAATTAATTGTAATTAATAAGATTCTTTTACTATTCATAATTTCCTCTTTCTGTGCTATAATTAGCACTGTCTGATTTTTATCAATCTTTTCCAAGATTGAGTGGGAGCACACGATGGCTGTCGTGTGTTCTTTTTTTTGTGCTCATAAGCACTTAGCGCCAAAGAAAGCATTTATTTGATCAACAGACAAATTATTTAAAAAGGATTAATATATTCAATGTAAGATACACATACGAAGGGTATTTCCCAAAAAAATGAAAACGAGACATTCTACAATAATATTATTTGCCTTCTTTGGCTTTAGGTGCCTACGAGCAACTAAAGCTACTTATTCAATTGTCTTTCTTTTAGTGAGCTCCTCTACCACTGCTGCAATCAACTTATCTGAAGGAGCTCTATAATAATTATTCATGTAATCCATGAAAGCCTTTCTAGGGATGTAAGTACTTCTTTTACCTGAGTCATGTTTTACTACTGACCCAGGCATTACGCCCTGTTCTATAGCGTTTAGGATGAAGTCACGGCTTTTATGAGTAATCTGCATGACTTCCTCAACACTGATACTCCATTCATCCATGATGATCACCCCTTAATTCTGCTCAATGATTGGAAGAATACCGTTCTTTCTAAGAAGTTCATACAAGAACAGTCTTCCTTTCTGTGTCCATTCTGTTTGCATTCTCACATCAGAACGGCCGTCACTTCTTGTGATATTGATAGTTCTAGAATGTGTGTAGCCTTTGTTCTGATATTTGCTATATAGAAGCCACTGGCCACCTTGCTTATACTGAACACCCAACTCATGAAGTTTCTTATTCATCGTTGGGGCTCCAAGTCCGTAATCTTTAGCAATCTGTGAAATCAATACTAATGACTTGCTCTGAAGGATCTGATCATAATAATCAGCCTTTGGCTTTAATTCATTTAGCTGCTGATCCTTCATCTTGTTTTCAAGTTCTAACTTCTCATTTGTCTGAAGAAGTGCTTGAACTTGCTTTCTTGAATATTCAAGAGCCCTGTTCATTACTGCTTCTGGACTGTTCCACTTTCTTTCAAGTTCCAAGAAGTACTGTCTGATTTGTTTACCCTTCTCGCTTCTTTGGATCATTGCAATTTCTTTTGCCATGTCTAGAGTGATTTCATAATCTTGAAGTTCTTGATGAGCTTGGGTGTTAAAAACTTTACGCCCTAAATAATCAACGTTTTCTTGAAATCCATATTGGTTCATACGCTCAAACCAATTCCCAAATCTTTCAGTAACTTCTAAAAACTTATGAAGTTCTCTTGCTGACAGTGTGATTCTGTCACTGTCATAATTAACTCTTAATAATTCGTTCATTTCTTTTTTTCTCCTTTCTTGAACGTGCATTGTGAATGAACATTTTGATTAAAAAAAATTATTCTAAGATAATGTCTTCAACTTTTACGTTACAGGCAAGTGATATCTTAATAATTTCTTTAGCTAACCAATTTCTTTTACCTTGTTCCTTTTTGGCGTAGGTATCTGGATTCATTCCGACGAATTTAGCGAATTGGACTTGGTTCATATTCATTCCGACTCGCAATTGTTTAATTGTATATCCCATCGTTTCCTCCTTTCTTGTTCATCTACAATGCACATAATACATCATCATTTGTCCATTGTCAATGCACATCGTATATTTTTCATGTTATTTGTACAATTTGAATGCACATACGTAGAGTTTTTTGCTATAATATTATCAGAAAGGTGGTGAAACAA